AGGCATTTTCGACAATTTCATAGCTATTTTCTAACGAATAAGCAGCCCATAAGTGCAGAGTTTCACCTAAAGGTTGCAGGATAAAGAAGCCTTGGTAGTGGTTGTTCTCTATCAGTACAAAAAGCAGTGATCTCTGGTTAAAGCAATCCGTATAAACGTCCTCAATAATCCAATTTTCAGGACTCTTAGACTTAATTTTCTCTAAACCGGGCTTAACAGCAGCCCACCAATTTCTCAGTTCTTGAGGGTCAATGTATTTGTATTCCATTAACCAATTATCACATAACCATACGTTTTATCAGCAGTATTGTTTGCCCAATGTGTAACAGTAGCTTGACCACGTTGCTTTGCTGAAACATACACATTACTTGTTGCAGATGGCGCAATATAATTTACAGTCGCAATAACACTAGGAACCGATGGCCTGTCAGGAGTCGTGCTAGTCCCATAATGCTCTATTGATACGCCAACGTCAGAAGGTCGCCACATTATCTCAATGTAATCATTGGCCTGAAGCTCAAGAAAGAAGTTCAACGCAGCAATAACGTGAGACGGATCACCAGATGATTTCCTAGCTGGCATACCAAAACGACTATTAGACCCGGTTACATTAGTGCCATTCTTACGAAACCAAACGTCTACATCCTGACTATCGTTCGTAGTATTCTTAAACTGTATCGAAAACTGGATGTTATAAATTCCATAATTCCTGACATTAAGCCGTGAACTATTGGAAAGATAAACACCACTCGAATAATCTGTTGTATTAAATGTAACAGCGTAGGCTGTAGTCGTATTCGCAGCAGTCTGGTCTGTAGAGTCCTGAAACGCCCCATAGGGAGCCGCATCAGCTTCAGCAGCATCAGATACCGGAGTGAAGAATATTAAGCTCTCAGTGCCTATACGCTCGTCGTAGAGGGTAGTTGTGGTGGCATTTCCTGTAGCCAGTGTCAAAAGACCAGTATTATTGGTCTTACCGTCCATAATTCCGCGAACAACCTCTGAAACCTCACGTTCTGAGGCTCCAAATACCGGGAGAGTTCTAAACTGGACGTTACGAGTCATCGATCGCCTTGTTTCACAATATCAACTTCTACACCAACCAGAGTTTTCCAATTACTTGAGGTCGGAGATACCTTAATCCGGTGATATTCGCCGTTAGAACGCAAAGAACAGCGATTTTCAGCGTCAGCAGCCACAGCCGTACCAAATTCCACCGTTTCAGTCAGCAAATCCCGACTTGCCACCGCTACAGTTCCAGTTCCATTGTCAATAATTGGTTTGGCTAACATCACAGTTGAGCGACCAATATCAATATCGCCTGAAACTACATAAGCAGACTTGAATGCACCAGAGATAGCGACGATCTTTTGTTCTCGAACACCCATAGCCAGCAGTTGACCACCAGCCCATAGACGAGAATCAAGGGGAATATCCAACGAATCTATGTTTGTGCTGTAGTTATCTATCTGCTCTAGGGTCGCAGAAGGCGTATAACCATAGGAAAGATGGTAAATATCCGTCGTTCCGTAGCTCCATTTACCCAAATCTATCGAGTAATACAAAAGATAACGACCACCAAACGTGTTTTTGAAGTTCCAGATGACTAACTTACGGACAGGATCAACCGTTGAGCTAATGGCATTGATTAACTGGTCTGGGATAGCGTTTTCAAAGAACCACCGATTAACCTTCTCTAGTCCAATATTCTTAACTGTCTGACCATCACAGACGTAAAAACCATCATCAGCTAAGAAATACGTCAAACCACCGAACTGAGCAATAGAACCGTTAGAAAGACACCCAAGAGTCCTAGAAATAGCGTCAAACTGGAAGAAATACGGGCTACCTGAATAGCTCATCCGGTAAATAGCACGTTCCAAAAAGACAAGCCCGTACTCACCACCAGCTAAACCTATAATGTCTCCACCATCAGGAATTACCTGAGTATCAGCCTGAGAAGCAGCACCCGGAGTCCAATCAGTCTCATCGTTAATATCAGACCAATAAACCTTGCTTTCCTCACCACCTACGTTAGCAGCCACCACAAAGTCACGAACAACAGTGACATACTTAGCCGTAGGAGCAGCCGCAGATAAGTCAGAAACAGTCGTGGAACCCCCTAAGTCCCAGTATTGGAGCTTATCCCCACCGTTAGCCATAATCAGCTTAGAGCCGAACTGAGTAACATCCCATGACTCAACAGCAGAATAAGTAGTTTTTACAGGATCAAGGCTGGCATCGCTAGAGTCGAACTTATAAATCGAAGTAGCACTAGCAGCAAAAAGAGAGGAAGCACCAGCAGACTTACCTGCAAAAGCAATGAGCAGAGTTTCTCCAGCAGCGTCAGAATAATCAGCGGCATCTCGTAATGGGGCATAACCGTTAGTAACAGGATAACAATTCACAGCTTCCATGACCGAACCTGTGACTCCGGGCTGATCTGGCAACCATTCCCCAAATACAATTTTCATTGCTTCACCCAAGTCGTTGCTTCATCAGGAACTATTGTCCACTCGTAACCAATGATATTTCCAGCAGCATCTACAGAAGCCGCAACCACTACCGAAGCAGCACCAGTAGTCGTATAAGAACCTAGTGCAGTAACAGTTGCATTTCCTGTAACAGAAGCAACTCCAGTAGTTATATAAACAGCACTAGCCGCTACAGTTGCATTTCCAGTAACAGCAGCCGAAGCAGTCAGGATATCAACAGGAGTAACTTCTAAGGTTCCATTTGCCGTAATAGCAGCAGAACCCATATACATTGCTAAAGCAGAAGCCGTTACCGTAGCCGTACCAGTAACACTAGCCGTAGCAGTATCGTCCTCGTATTGGGCGTAACCGTCAGTCCAATATCCAGCAACTACATAACGATCAGGCTGGCTTAAATCACCTTCGCCATACCCTTGCGTCCAGTAGTCGTAATCAACGTAATTAGCCATTTTGAGCCATTACATCCCATGTTTGGTTAGCTTCGTTCCAAGAATACATTTGACCGTCTGTAGGCATTGCTACAGGAGCTTGCCACTGAGCATTAGCATCAAGAGTCCAGCTTGGATAAGGCTGAGGAGGCACAAAAGCATCAAGAACTGAGTCATAGGTATATCCGATTCCAGCATAGTTTTTACGGAAATTACCGTTATAACTTGTTTGCTTCCAAGTACCACCAAACAGTCGCTCACAGAAAGCAGCGCCAATGTGCTCTTTCTCAACGCCAGCAGCATCGCTAGTGTCTTTGTTATCCACAACGATTACTCTAAGAACAACATTATTGCTATCAATCTCGGCAAAGTGCGCCATTTAAGCCTCCAATCTCAAACCAGTAAGCGCCATTTCATCCCCAACAGTTCCAACAGGGAAAGTATTGAATGACATGCTTATTCTTACCTCATCACCTTGAACCGAAGGAACATTATGCTCAAGCGAAGAAGGGAACAGAATTAAACGACCTTTAATTGCCTCAAACCACCATGACTCAGAATTGTAAATATTCCAGTTGTCAGGAGGAAACTTAATCTGCTGCCATCCAGACTTATAAAAATAAATCTTATCGTCTGGATTAGTATTCAAATAAAACACACCAGAAACAAAACTATTAGGGTGTGCGTGTTTATGATGCCATTGACCTTGCTCAGAATAGTTAAACCAGCTTTGAGTGATTCTTAAACTAACGTCATGCTTAGGATCACTTGTTGCCTTAAAGTATTCTGCTACACAATCTTCAATCCATCCTCGAAGTGAAGTCATTACAGAATCACGCAACACGAAGTTATTTGCACTGGTTACATTTCCTTCATTTGGCCTAGTTTCCTGACCCCTGACAAACAAAAGTTCCTCGTCAGTAAGTTCTCGGTTAAGGTCAAACATGCCAATAGGAACAGGGAAAAGATTGTGCATATTCATGCCATTGCATCCTCAATCTCTTTAACCTGTGCCGTAAATTCTTCTAGTTGATCTGGCAGCCAAATCGTAGGGATGGAATCCTCAAACTCTTTGATCTTTTCCATTACATAGTTCACTTCATCCATACTAGGGCAAGGTCTTGGATCTTCCCAACGGGTAAACATATTGTTGCTTATCTCCCACTTAGCACCGGGACGCAGCAGTTCCATTGCCGTGTTGATGCCGAAGTATCGATAGACTTTTGTGTCCATTCTTATGCCTCATTATTGGTTGATCTTGATGATGACGATGCCGGAGCCGCCAGATACAGCAGTGTTTCCTTGAGATGAACCACCGCCACCACCACCAGTATTCGCAGTTCCAGCGACAGCGCCAGCACCAGTTCCACCTGCACCACCGCCGCCGGAACCACCTGTTCCAGCGGTTCCACCTGCATAAGTGGAACCGCCCCCGCCACCCGAATAGGTGACTGAGGAACCGGAGATTGATGATGCAGTACCCGCTCCACCATTACCTCCCGTTGTGGTCGTTCCAGCACCACCAACAGCACTAGCCCCACCACCGCCACCTGAACCGTAATTCGGTGCAGAAATATTGTTTGCAGCACCACCATTATTACCCTGAGATGGCGATGTGCTTGGAGTATTTCCAGCGCCGCCTAAAGAGTTGAAATTCGCAGCATTACCTCCACCGCCTCCAGATCCTCCGTCCTTTCCGTAAGCGTTACTTGTTTGCGTGTAACCGCCACCGCCTCCACCACCATTAGACGTTATGGTGCTAAACACAGAGTTCCCACCATTGTCACCTTGACCAGTGCCAGGAGTGCCTCCTGCTCCGCCCGCGCCAACAGTAACCGTATATTCAGTACCAGCAGTAACAGATAATCCAGTACCAGTGCGGAAGCCGCCTGCACCGCCTCCTCCTCCACCAGATGACCCAGCACCACCATATCCACCGCCACCACCACCAGCGACAACCAAATAATCCACGCTGGTCACACCCGTGGGCGCAGTCCACTTAGTCGATGACTTAAACGTAAAGACAGTCTGCGATGCTACGGTGTAGGACAGGATGACGATGCCGGAGCCGCCTGCGCCGCCATTAACACCACCACTTTGCCAGCTTGATGCGCCACCACCGCCACCTGTGTTAGCTGTTGCTGAAGAACCGGGGTTATTTCCACCAGCAGCGCCAGCATTGCCACCGCCTCCAGCACCGCCAGAACCGCTAGTTCCACCCTGATAAGTTCCACCACCACCGCCGCCAGCATAAGTAACACTACTGCCGCTGATAGTTGAAGCCGTACCAGCGCCGCCATTGCCGCCAGTTGTGCTTGTTCCAGCAGCACCTGCCGCATTAGCACCGCCACCGCCGCCACCGCCATAATTGCCGCTTGCTGGCCCACCATTGCCACCGTTATTCCCTTGGCTTGGCGAAGTTGATGGCGTGTTTCCAGACCCGCCTAATGTTCCGCCATTGCCTCCACCACCGGAGCCTCCATTTGCTCCGTTTTGAGCCGGAGTGGAACCGAAAGAAATTCCACCTCCACCACCAGAAGAAGTAATAGTGCTAAATGTTGAGTCAGAACCATTTGGCGCAAGTACACTTGTGCCTCCTCCATTCGCTCCTGCACCGACAGTTACTGTGTAATCAGTACCGGCAGTAACAGACAATCCTGTGCCTGTGCGGAAACCACCAGCTCCGCCGCCACCACCATGCCCACCAGCGCCACCACCACCGCCAGCGATAACAAGGTAATCAACACTCGTCACACCACTAGGCGCAGTCCATGTGCCGGATGCAGTAAACGTCTGGACAACGGTATAGCTACCAGCCGCAGCTAAGCGGCCAAGTAGCATTGCCATAATTCCACTCATATCAATTCCTTACGTTACATTGCCTGTAACTACACAGACAGTGCCGCTAATAAACAGAATGGTTGCAACGCCACGAGTAGCCAGCGTCATTGTTGCCTTGTCGGTATCAGTGCCAGCGATATAAGCCGTAGTGATCGAGCAAGTAATCGTAATGTTGCCGGTGGTATTGTTAAAGATAGAAACAATGTCACCAGCCGCAAACGTAGAGTTCGGAATCGTAATTGAGCCGCCAGAGCCAACACCGACAAATTCTCCGATATCAGTGGTCGCAAGTGTGTAAGAAGTCGTTTTGTCAGAGCCAGACTGAGGGACATTACGATAGCCCACAGAGTTCGTGCCATCCACTGTGCAGCTTGAAAGAGTGCCGCTAGAAGGAGTACCCAAAGCACCACCCGGAGCAACATAATCCGTACCAGCAGAAGCCGCTGAAGCCACACCAGAGGTCGCTTTAACAATACCCGTCAGACTCGCACGTTTCAGAACCTTGCCTGTCGTGCTGCTCCACAGAGCGATTTCAGAGTCAACGCTAGACGTAACGCCTTCAATCTTGTCGGTATTAAGATTCGTAAAGTTACCGTCAACCTCAGCAAAGCTAAGGGCTGAACCTTTACCAGAGCGGGTAGTAATCGTAGTCATTTAATTGCCTCACAAAGTAGTTGTTGTGACATTCTTTGATCCGCAATCACAACACATAAATACTTGATGTTTACCATGTTTCCCATGCCTTAACTGTAAATTTTCTATGCTGTTGTTTAGCTTATTTCCATCAATATGGTGAACTGTTTCAGTTTGCTGTAAGCATCGCCCTAAATGTTGCGCCATTACCAACCTATGTTCTAAAACATATCTGCTATTTCTTGCCATTGAAACATATGGAGAATTAGCATCAATAATTACTTGAACATATCCGCCTACAATTAAACGACCGCCTTTCCAATTATGATGGTTTTCTTTTATTTTATTCCTAATATTTACACCGTTTCTTCTTAAATTTCTTGATATTAAAGAAGTAGATGTTTTAAATTGTTTAGCTATTTTTTCAATGGAATTATTGCTTTTGTATAACTGGACAATTGTTTTTATTTCTTCATCAGAAAAAATTTTAAAACCATTTCCAGCTTTCCTAGTTTGAAATCCATTTCTTTTTAATACATTTCTTATTGTTACAAGATTTGTATTAAATATTTTTCCAACAGCATCAAGAGACATTCCAGATTGATATTTTTCAATTGCCTCTTTTTCTTGATCTATAGTTAATTTATGGTTTGGATGTCGTTTCATGGCGCAGTCCTTTGTTTAAGTTTGCGCCATATTATATAATAACTAACTTAATGTGACCGACAGATTTCCACTGGTGATCTTAAAAATATCGCCATTGTTAATCGTTTTAGACGAATCCAGAGCAGTATGGAACAGCAGATTACCGCTAGTCACCGCATCACGAATACCTACATAAGCAATCGTTCCCCAATCAGCCGTTGCTTGTGGGAATTCAATCGCAGCACTGTTCGTTGAAGCACCGTTAGACGGAGAACCGAAAGTAATCGCCTGACGAGCATATGAACCACCTGAAACCTCAGTGCCAGTGTCAGCATCAGTAGGATCAGTGGTATACAGTGCCAGATAAGTCGTTGTTGGGCTGGTATAGCTCGTATTGCGCAACACAGCATTAATCAAAGCGTTCTCGATGTAGTTACTCATTTCTGCCATGATTTCACCTCGTATAAGACATAGACATAGGCTGACCGCCATATTCACTAGACTGGTC